CGCCATCAGGTTTCGCAGTCCTGAGTCGTCCAGATTTATGCTGACTTGCATCATCGCTTTGCCGTGTGCTCCGCAATAATGGTGATGCTGATTTCGTCCCGCGTGATCTGCCGCACGGTGTAGTTGCGGTCGCGCGCCGTCACGCGCTCGCCAAGTGCAAGTTCGGGTCGGAAAGTCTGCGTCTTGATGGTGATGGAAATCGGTTCGCTCGGTATCGCTCCGCCTGCCGCGAACATCTCCGAGGCCACCACGTCGTCAATGACGGCACGGTAGGCGTCGCCGCGAATGGTGACACTCTCGCCGAGTAGCGAGGTCTGCATTGCCGTCTTAAGGCCCGCTGCGGAAAGCGTCGAAAAGGTCACACTTTCCGGCCCGTGTCAAACTAGGGCGGCGGTGCCTCGGTCGTCTTGCTGCTGTGCCGGTAGTAGTGCAGCACCTTCGGAATGTGGACTTCGCGCAGGCCGGGAAGCGCGCAGAGCGGTGCGGCAAATGCCCAGTCCTCGCCGTAGTTGCTCGCCGGGAATCGCGACTGAATTGCGAGCGTGCGCCGCCACGCGCAGACGTGCCATGCGTTGCGCTTGATCGTGCTCACTCCGTTCGGCGCTTCATTCGGATTGCCGAGCTTGAATTGCACCTCGAACTGCGCCGCGTTGACTGTGCAATGCTGATTGAAGGTGATCACGTCCGGCCCTTCCCTCGCGGCTTTCAAAAGCTCGGCAACGTAGTCATCGCTCACGTCGTCATCATCGTCAACGTAGGCCACGTATTGCCCGCGCGCCATCCGCAGCAAGGCGTCGCGTTTCTCTCCCACCGTGCGCCGCTTATTGTCGAGCAAAACCAAGTGCTCGACGGGTAGCGTGCCGATCTGTTCGCCTATTGTTTGTATCAGCGTCGCAAGCGGACTTTCACCAAGTCCGACAACCCAACTATCTAGGCGCGACGGGACTGCGGGAGTGAGGATGGAGAGAATCACAGCGGCTTAATCCAGCAAGGTTGCATGACTGCCGCGCCGGGTAGCAGTTCCTCCACCGCCTTCATCACGGGCGGATGCTGCGCGTCGTGACCGGCGAAGATGCCTCCCGGCTTCACCTTGCTTTTCCACGCGAGGATGTCGCGCTTCACGCCGTCGTATTCGTGCGCGGCGTCAATGTAGCAGAACGCGAGTGAGCCGTCCGCGACAAGGGCCGCACTGTCGGCGCTGTCGCCTTCGATGATTTGCACCATGTCAGCGACTCCGCACCGGGCGAGATTCGCCTCGAATACTGCGCGCAGACTGCCGCCGTGGGCTTTCACAATCTCGACGTGTTCCGGCTGGTTTGCCTCGCCTTTGAACGTGTCCACGGCGATGAGCTTCACGCGCTTGCCCATGCGCTTGAGCGTCTGCGCCATGAAAATAATGGAGCGCCCCATCCACACGCCAACCTCCGCGATGGTGTCGCCGTCTTGCAGACGCTTTGCAATCGAGCCGTAGAAGCCGTAGTAATTGAACCATCCGGGCACGGTTGACCAGTCGTTGCCGAGCATGAGTTCCTGCAATACGCTCTGGCCTTCTTCGTATCTCTGGACGGAGTTCTGCTCCGCGTATGTCGCGTCCAGCTTCTCGCCGCTGAACGCCGGGTGATGATGCTTGAATACCAAGTCCCTCGCCTCGATGATCGCACCGCGCTCGTATGCTTTGTGCGTGAACCAGTTGTCCGAATAGACTCCGGTGAACCACGGATGGAAAAGAAACGCATCCATGTCGTCGATGTATTTGCGCGTGCAGATGGCCATGCAGAGCAGCTTGTCAGTGCGGTGCCCGTCGCTCACGGCGAGCACGCGCGGCTCGAATGGGTCGCCGATGCGCTGCATGATGAGGTCGTCCCACTTGTGCGGAGGTGTCCAGTCATCCGACATTTGCACGACTACCGGAGCGCGGACCAATGCCGCGCCACGGTTCCACGCTGCCACGCATCCGCCGCCCGGCGGCATCTCGGAATGATGGAAGCGGCGAAGACAATGGCTCTCGGTGTCGTCCGTGTCGAAAACGAAGATGTGCTCGATGCTTTCGGGGTGCGCCGCCGCGTCGAGCCATACCTTGCGCGCGAGCGCGGCCTGCTTCGGCCTGCCGCGCGTGGCGTGGACGAGTGCGATGCGTGCGCCGCCTTCCTTGTTGAATCGGTTCTGTCGAACGATTTCCGCCTGCGGATACATGCGGTTCGCGCGAAGTGCCTGCGCGTAGATGTCATCGCCGAGCCATTCGTAAAGCGCCGCCCTTTCGTTCCACTCTTTCACGTCCGGCCTGTCCGTCGCCATCATCTGCCGCGCGAAGGCAAGGGCGATGTCCGGCTCGCAGTTGTTCATGGCGTTGTTGCACAGCATCAGCAACGGCTCGCGCCTGCGCGGGTCGGCTGCGTAGGCTTGATGATACAGCGCCTCCTTCTGTCGCGGGTCTTCGCTGACTTGCGCGAGGTTCATAAAAAGCTCCATGCGTTCCGGCCTTCCGAGGTCGTCACAAGCGAGCACCTTTTTCGCTACTTCCACGCTGCCTTCGATGTCGCCGATAACCAGAAGCTCGATGTGCAAATGGTAGAGCAGCCCTGTGGTCATTTCCGCGTCTGGGATGCTGCGGAGAATGCGAAGGTTGCGGTCGTTGCTTCCCGTCTTTTCGCGGTGAGGCAAATGTTGAATCACCACGCGCTCATCCTCGATGGCTTGCACCGGCTGAATCGTGAACTCGTAATGCTCATGCACCGGGCAAACCCATTTGCCTGAGCCGCGCAGCATCATGCGCTCACGCGGCACCGCAAGCCCTTTGCCGTGGATGGCATACGGGAACATGAAGCAGGTGTAGGCACCGCGCTCGGCGTGCTCGCGGATGAGTTCCGCTCCGCTCAAAAGAATGTCGTCCGTGTCGCACCAGAAACAATAAGTGCCGGTCGCGAGGTCGTATGCCGCCTGCCGTGCCGCTGCGAAGTTGTCAACGTGGGGCCAATCTTCGTGCCCGGCTGCGTTGCGATACTCGCCGACGATTGCGCCGAACTGGTCGCGGGCGATGTCGAGCGTCCTGTCCGGCTTCGCGCAACCAATGGCCCGGACAACCACGATTTCATCCGCAATGGGCGCGAATGATTCGAGGCAGCGGGTGATGTATTCCTCGACGTTTCCTACTATGATGCAAAGGGAAATCAGCGGAGTCCGCGCGCCCGTGCCACCCGGTTCCGGCCCATCCCTGAGAGGTTCCGAAGTGGACACGGGCGGCGGAGAGTCTGCGGGATGGGCATTCATAAGCCTGCCTTCTACGGTTCCAACCGCGCAACGTCAAGACACAAAAGCGCCGAACCCGTTGCTGAGTTCGGCGCTCCTGTATGAACGAACCAATGAAGGTCAGGAGATGCCAGTTTTGATAACTGCGAAGTTGATCACGATAGCGCCCGTCTCCGCTGTGCCACCTGAGGCGTTGCCGTTGATGACGGTAATGTCGAACGAACCATCGGCCACGGCGGTCACGACGCAATCGGTATTGAGTCCGACCTTGCCGCTTCGCTGCGAAAGAATTACCACGTCACCAATAGCAACGGACGAGTTCGTGACGGTAAAGACCGCCGACGCCTCAGCCGCGAGGCTGGTGTTGATTGTGGTAATCTTCCCGCTGAGTCCGTTAATCGTGACGCCGGTTGTCCGGTCGGTGATTTGCGTAACTGCGGTGCCGCCAGCGGTGCCGGTGTAACCGATGCCTGCCGCCGGGTTGTTGCACAACACGGAGCCGGAAGACGTGATTCCTTCGGGATTGTAAGCCATGAAAGCGGTTGGTGGCTGCGCTCAGGGGCTAGTCATCACGCTTGATGATGCGCGCGCCGTTGGTGATGCCGGCGGAGTATCCGTAGTTGCACTCCAGCGCCATGTAGCGCGTGCCGGTGGCCGGGTCGTAGAAGTCGCGGAGTCCGACCGTCGCGCCCGTTGTCGGGTCGCTGTAAGCCTGCGCGTTGTCGTATTCCTCGGGCCGCTGCGGTGCGAGGTAGCGCATCGCGATGGCGATTGCCGAGCCGTGGCCGATGAAGGCGTTGACGGAGGCGGCGGAAACGAAGCTCGAATTAAGTTCGTAGAAGTCGAATCCGAGCGCACGCATGATTTTGCCTTCCGTGAGCACGTTCTGATCTGCGAACATTTGCGCCTGCACGAAGTTCGTGACGCCGAGCAGCGCATCCATGCCCACCGCATCGAGCAACGCGAATCGCGGCTGCTTGGGTGCGTTGGCTTGGTTGAGCGCGAGACGAGCGGCGCGGAGATGCGGCACGTTCAGATTCGCCGCGAGCGAGGTCGTGACGGAAGTGAAGTTTGCCGTGGTGACGAGCGTGAGCACGTCTTCCATGACCGCCTGCGCCAGCGCCGCGCCCTGCTGGAAGCCGAAGCTT